CTAACTACGATTATGGTAAAATGTCAGACATAATTGGCAACCGCAAATCTGTTGTCGATTTCCGAAACATGGCCACCGGTGGTGGTACCAACCCTATATACGAAATTGTTCGCATCAACAATACCATTCCCTATGACTATCCTGCTGCCATTGCAATCAACGCTGATAAAACTAAATCCGCGTCCTACAACCGATCTGCCGAAAAATTGCTGCACATCATCCCAACCAATCGTGACTTTGTGGAGTACAGTTGCGCACCTGCACAATTGCTTGTTGCCTTGCATGACCACAATTTCCAACATAAAATCACAGGTGGTGTTTACGCTGATGGTTATGAGGTGTGTGAACGCGCCCGCGAACTAGAAGCAACTAATGAGTTGACCATTCTGCCAATACCCAGGTTAACTTACACTGGCTGCACCGTTGTGTACGACGTACCAAAGCTCGACTCTATATTCCAAAATGTGCGTCAAGTCTGTGATATCGTTGACCAAAAACCCACCACGTTAATAATCAAAGTCTATTTATGGTACAGCGCCACCGACACTTGTGCGTACCTCAATGCCATGTTTGACGCCGTGAAACACTTCCAAAACAAGTATCTATTTTACAACAAGGAACAAATCAGCCACTTGTCATCTGAGGTGTACCTCTTTTGTTCTGATGTTGATACACTCACTACCACCACAAGCGATGTCATTGATTTCATCGGTTGTGTCCTCGCACAACGCCAACGCGTAACACAACTCAACATTCACAATGAATTCAACTACTCACACCAGCGCATCGACGTTACCCAAAAGCACATAGACGACCTAATATCGGATTATGGTTATAGCGCCGAGGGTATCTTTGTTGACTGCATAAGGAAACTTAGAGAAGCGAAGCCATGCATCATTGACGTTGACTATATTCAGGGTGTCTCTGGTTCAACTAAAAGCGGCCACATAAAGCAAAACTTCAAAACTAGTGACACATTGATTGTTGTACCCAATGAAAAACTACTAACAGAATATCGATCTTTGGGTTATCGCTGCGTAACAACGTTGACGTTCATCGCTCAGTCACCAGCCGTTTGCAAAAATCTTGTTTTTGATGAATACTCGCAATTTTGGCGTGGCGTTCTAGCATGTGCACCGAACAATACCGCGATATACATGTATGGCGACGAAGAGCAAATCGGGCAAGTCGATTTCAATAAATGTCATGGTGACGAGAAGTACAATTTCCCTGTTGTCTGCGCTAACATTAGCATGCGTTGCCCATATGACGTCGAAAAAATAGTGCGCGAGAAGACTCTACACAAAAACTTCGTATCAAATGGCACCTATTGCAATTCAATGTACCAATTCAACGGGCGTGTGCTCGCCAAAACAATAATTGTTGCAACTCAAAACGCCAAGTCCACAATCATGCATAAATATCCCCTAAAAGACGTCATGACTATACAAGAAATTCAAGGTTCAACCGTTGCCGACGCCGCTGTCTATATTGGAGACCAACCCGACTTCAATGAATTTAAGAAAAAGCAGTGGCTTTACACTGTTGTCACACGGCACACTCGTAGTCTCATGTGGTTTGGCGACACTGCACTCATTCAGCAGTTCTTCAACATGGCCAATTATATTCCTGTGAATCTTGATAAATCACTCGTAAATATACAGAACATGGCAATCTATGAACCACCCAAACCCGCACCTCACCCACAAACTAGTGACAGCGCTATCATCGCCTCCGAAAAACCAAATTACGACGTTCTCCCATTGGCTGAAGACGCGCTCAGCAAAGTGTTGATCAAGAAAAACGACACAACTGAGACCACCATCACCGACCTCATCTACCCAAAAATTGAAAGTGGTAAACTGCGCATAAACACCGCTGCTTTGTTACCCGCTTTTATCAACACCAACGGGCAGCTGCTGGGCAATAAGAGGTTTTGCAAGGCTTATTCCGTACGTGATGCACCATTAGCTGTGCAAACACTAGTTGGACGCTACCAAAAACGTACAAAAAATGCCGGGTCATCATCCATATACAAAGCAATGAAAAGCGGTTTCTTAAGAGCATGTAACATGAAAACTAGCCGCGAGTTGAGTGACTATTTGAGACCAACATATGAAGAACTCGTTTACCACGCCAAGGAATACTTAATCACTGCCGAACAAAAGAAAATGCCGGATCGCGAAATCGAGAAAATTTTCACAGAATTGTTTGAATGCGGCAAACGTGAGCAAGTTGATTTCCACATGAAACAACAAATTAAGTATCAAGAAAAGTGTTTTTGGGATACTGCAAAAAAAGCTGGTCAAGGTATAAGTGCCTGGAAAAAAAACAGCAACATTGTACATGCCGCTTTCTCTCGCCACATGCAGCAACGTTTCATCAAGCTGTTCAATGGAAAGACCACCAAGGTTTTATTTGCCTGTGGATATTCAGACCGCCACATCAGCGAAATGGTGCGTGACGCATACCGTAAATGTGGCTTCAAGCCCAAAAGCACCCTTAATGACTTTAGCGAGTATGACAGTAGTGTTGGCGATGCGTCTATTGATTTTGATTGTTGGCTAATACGCATGTGTGGTGCACCTGTCCATATCGTTGATGATTTCAAGAAGAGGCGCAATTGCTGGGACGTCAACCTTAAAACTAATGGCGCTGAACCCGCGTCTGCTTCTGGTGTGTGTTATGATAAGCAAACATCCGGCAACATGTACACGCTCGTCTTAAACACAATGAACAATATTGCTATCGTCTACGCTATACTTGATATGGATGATATAGTCTTGAACCTGTTTAAAGGCGACGACTCTGGCATCAACGCACGCGATATAAGAATACGTAATGAAGTGCAGCAACTGTTTATGCAAGGTGGCTACAAATTTAAGATTGCAACGACCGAGTGCCCTGAATTTGCGACTTTCTTTTACGGCAAATACGGTTTCTTCCCAGATGTGTACCGCAAATGTGCTCGCCTTTTATCCCGCGTCATACCAAATGAAGCTGAGTTCGAACAACTCATGCGCAACGTCGAAAGTGATATGTCGGTCATACTTTGTGATGAGGCAATTGAATATTACGCCGCCATGTCTGTGATGCATTATTTCAACCATGGTTTCAACATCACCCGCGGTGATATATACAATTGCTACAACTTCTTACGACATGCACGTACTCAACTCAACTGGAAACAAAAATACGACACCGAGAGCTGCATCACATACTTCAAAGAAGAGGGTATGTAGTGCCCTATCATTTCCTTGTAAATAGTCTTTAATCTATCACAATCTTTAATCAATCTACAATCACAATCATTAATGTCATATTTCGACGAAACACTCTTAAATGGACAAACCGAAGGAGGAAAAGCTTGGCTTGCAAAATACATCCATCCACCTTCTGCCAGACCTAGTAACTACAACGGTTATCCTGATCGATCCACCAACCCAAGCGTCCACCTCGAATACAGGCTCACCGGCGAGCGAACACCAATACTGCCAACCAACCAACCTGACGTCTTCAGTGAGATTCGACTTCACTCTCCTGGATTTTTCAACCCCATCTACCATGCATCAAAGGCCATCCCATTCGAAGACAACGTGTTCATCCCATGCATCAAGAATGAACAAGTAACCATCGCTGAAGCCACTCGCAACTTCTCACGTGGTCGTTTGTCATACATGAGCTCCACGTATGAACTTGACGCCACCGCTTTCAACAACACCGGCATGTGTTATGCTGCGCAAATTCAACCAACCGTCACCGAAGTTTCCGTTCTCCCTTTCGTTGCCACATATATCAACGACCACCTTGCTGATCCAGAAGCCCCAAGTTTTGCACAGAAGACCAAACGTCTGTTTGATTTCATTGTCTCCACTTGTCGCATGAAACACCACAATGCAACTAAGCTGCGTGCCATGGTTGGCGCCGTCACCCGCAACGCTGACCGCTTTGATTGGGACCTCATCACTGACGCGCACAACTATGGTTCTATTCCGTTCACCACCACCATCATCCAAATCGTCGCCCTTGGCCGTGTCATAACGCAAGCGACCGACATCACCATGACCAGCCCCAAATCGTATACCGGCCGTTCCACCGAAGGCGCGTTTATGGTGCAACAAGTTACCGACGACATCAACAACTGGTGCAAAGTGCAGCCTGGTTACATCGCCGGTGGCGTGGTGCAACTCAACAGCCTACCAATCTGTGCATATAGCCAGAACTGGTTGTCAGGTATCAACTACGTCGAAAAAGTCGAATTCTTCGGTGATCAGGCCACCACCGATTTAACCTGGGGTGACTGGTCTTGGGGTATCGTCGGCTTTACTAACTTGTCGGAGCAGAGTGCTAACGCCTGCATCGCCCACAAAGTTATACAAGGCTGGGAATTCAACGTCCTTCCCGGTGGACTCATGAACACCTTCACCACTTCACCCGCGCTGCTCGACACCGAAGCACTTGACAACGGCACCCGCATCATGCAAGCCCGCCTTGACGCCATGCAATCCAAGTACAACATTGGCGGTGAATCAGTTATACCAGCTTTACTCGAGACCGGCACCAGCGTGATCAAAGACATAGTCAAAGCCGCAACCAAGGATGACCACAAACTCGAGGAAAATGTCGACGCCGTGACCAAGAAAATCGCCGCAACCAAATTGGAGAACAGCGGGCAAGAGGATGATGAACTCAAAGCTATTGAGTCAATTGCTGGCGGTGGTCGTCAAGACATGCGCCCCAACATCCCTAGCAGCAACCGTGTGCCATCAACGCGCACTTTCTATCCTCGTCGCCGCTCTACATCCCGTAGACGATCAGTAACACGCAGCACTTCGCGTAGACGCAACTCCAGACGCCGCAACTCTCGTCGACGTAGTGTCAGTCGTAATCGCAAGCGTAGCTCCTCTCGTAATCAGCGCAAACCGGTTCGCAAAGGGCGCCGCAATAAAAATCGCCGAAATTAATTTACCGCTCATATAATCTTTTATGCATAAAAGGG